GTTCCACTTGCCTCACCATTTTCTGCAAGGGTGTTACCCAAACCAACCGCACATGATTGGAATGTAACAAAAAGGAACAAAACCATGCTGATGATGCCGATAACCATTCTCGCTGTTTTCATTTAAATACCCTCCTTATCATCGAAATCCCCCTCGATGTAGTCGTGGGGGTGGGAGAGGTTGGCGTTAGCCCCGTTCGGAACACTGATCACGTCGGTTCGTCCGCACTCAACGAATGAAAGAGCGTCCATTTCCCCCTCCGTTATGATACACTCGTTCTTGCCTTTGATACCGTCGATATTGTACGGTAGGAGTTCCGCCCCTGAACAGAGCTTGAAGCATTTGTCCCCTGTGCGGAACTTCGTGTTCACGAGCTGCCCGCCCTTGTAGTAGTTGAACTGAATCGTATTCGCCTGTCCGTTCTTCTGTGGCATAAACTCCATACCCTCTGTAACTCTCATCGCTGTGAGCGTAGCAGGGCTTATGCCTCGTCCCTTGAACCAAGCGAGAGCCTTTTCACTCAACGCCGAGTTGCCTGTCCGTGTGGGCTTCTTGTAGGTCGGCTTCTGATGTTTGAGCGGAGCGGGGTTGTAGAACGGCTTCTTCCATTCCTCCTGTTCACGCTCGGCAGCGCAACCGCTATACCCGCAGTAGTGGCAGTTGAACATTCCCGTAGAAAGGTCACAGGAAAGGCTCTTGTCACGCTTGTCGTGGCGTTGGTCTCTGCACTGCGGGCAGTGTACTTTCACGTTCCCTGATGTCCTGTTATACGGGATGTCAATGCCGTATTTCTTCCAATCCATTCGTGTCATAAGATTATCCATTGAGAGGTTGAAGTATTCCAAGCGTGACGCTCACTCGGGCGTGGCGGTGCGTCGTTGGGGATTGTCGCCCGTCCTGTGCCGTATGTGCGTCGTCCTGTTGCGTCGATAAACTCACCTATGCCGAGCTGTATGTTCGCCTGTTGTGGGGCTTGTTTGCTTCCTCTGTTGTTGTCATAGTTGCCCTCCATGACCTTTACCCAATTTTTCGGGCTGTCAAATACCCAATCGAATGTTGCCGTCCATTGATGATTGTTGTTGCCCCGAAGAAAATCAGAAGCGGCAATTCTTTCAAACAGGGCTTCAATGGTCGGCATCCATTCTTCCTGTTTGCCGAACTCCTGTAAACGAGCCTTGATTTTATTGCGTCGTGCCTCCGAGAGCTTCTGTACTTTCGGGAGGAACGCCCCGCAGATAGAGTTCCACTTGTCGGCAATATCCTGATAAGGATATCTAACTCTATTCTCTTCTATTCTATTTTCTTCTAATCTATTCTCTTCTATTATGTTATCTGATGTTATAACATTGTTATCGGGTGCTATATCCTTGTTACGGTTTCCCCAACGTGAAGCCATACCACGTTTGCCCGCTTCGGAACGGCGTTGGAAGCGTTCGATAATGCTTTGGAAACGGCGTTGGTGTGCTGTGCTGAACAGGCGGGTGCCGTCCTGTTGCAGAAGCCCGATTTTACAACAGTAGTCCACGATTTCGGATAACTCCTGTACTGACACGTCAAAATCAGCGGCGAGGAGTTCTTTCGTCACATCGTCATACCCGATTTCAAACGCTTCAACATCAGTCAGAACCTCCAAGAGATAGTTCCACACGGCATACCCTGTGTGAGAGAATTTTCGGCGGAGAGCCTTTATCTTCACGTCGTTTCGCATATCAGCGTCGTGCGTGAAGTATTGAGCCGCAAGTTTACCATTTAGTGCCATAACTATGATTTATTGAATTGTTGCTATGATTGATTTCCTGAGTTTCGCATTCTTGGCACTCCATTCAAAATTGTTCAACATCCATTGCCGATAGTTCAACGGAATGTCGCAAATGCGTTCGCCCTTGTATTTTCCGAAAGGCATTATCTCAATCGGCTGCTCGGCTTGCTTGTCAATGGCTGCAGTGTCCTCACGGGTTATCTTCCCGATGTCGGTTATCGGAATGCCGCTCAACAGGCGACCGCCTGTCCCGAACATTCGCCATATCCTGCCTTTCTCGAAAGTGATGTCCTCGACACGTCCGAAGCGCGAAACGTTACCTCCCAAATCAACTATCAGTGCGTCCTCCTTGCCGTCGTCAATACGGGTGGCACGTCCGATAATCTGATAGTACAGGGCTATGGAAGCTGTCGATATTCCGAGAATGATACAGTCAATGCCTGTATAGTCGAAACCTGTCGAAAGCACCCGCACGTTAAAAATTACCCTGATTCTGCCCGCTTTGAACTCGTTGATAATGTTTGCCCTCTCTGCGGGCTTCATATCGCCGTAAATCACAGCAGAACCCGTGTAGCGGCGTGATAGGTCGATAGCGTCCTGTACCGAGGGACAGAACACGAGGATATGCTGCCTGTCCGTGTGCTTGTCGAGGGCTTCGATTATGCCCTGTTCCCCTCCGTTGGCTTCATAAGCCCTCAAAACGCTGTCCTCCGTGAACTCCGATTTCGAGGTGTTGTAAACCAACATACTGCTGTCGAAGTCGGCGGCTTCGTATCGAAGCTTGCTCCAAAAACCAAGCTGTACCATTTCAGATACCTGTCCGACGTGAATAATGTCTTTGTAGAAATTGCCTTTCTTGCTGCGTGATGTCAGCATAACGAGCTTTGAGAATGTGCCGCCGTCCTGATCATAGTTCTGTTGGAGCTTTACAGGCGTTGCGGTTATACCGAGGACGTGTGTTATCCCGCTGTCAGCGAGGAAACGTCCTAACATACTGTCAGCCTCACGGGGGTATAGGTGTGCCTCGTCGATGAGTACTTTCGTGAAGCCCATTTCCTTGAACTGTGCCCCGAGGTTCTTAATCGAGCCGATTGTAGCGTAGGTTATCTGTGCGATTTCCTTTCGACCGAATGAAGCCGAGTAAATGCCCGCATTCACGGAGAAACCGTCACACAGGGCGTAGTACTTCTTGATGTTCTGTTCCAACAGCTCCTTTGAGGGTTGGAGAACCAAGAGCCTGTCGTTACAGTTCATTGCGACAAAAGCCGTCAGGATTGATTTGCCCCACGCTGTTGGCAGGACTATCAAACTTGGCTTCGGCTTCTGCTGCTTGAAGAACTCAATCGCTTTCTGTATCGGTTCGGTTTGGTTTGACCGTAATTGTATCATTGTTGCTATGAGAAAAGGAAAGCCGCACGTAGGGCTAACCACGCATAACAGTTGCGTCGGGCTTCCTTTCGGAGCAGCCCACCCGTGTGCGGCTTTGTATATATTTCAACGATGAATCTCATATCTGTTCTTTTGGTTATCGCAAAGTTAAAACGATTATATTATAATCACTTTTGATTTTGAGAATTTTTTAACCGTTCAGGTAAATCAGAGGGCGAAAACGGCTGTTTCTTCATCAACTCCCTACGGAGTATCTTCGCTCGTCGGCATAGGTTGAACACCCGTGTATTGCGGCTGCTCACGTCCTTGTTGCTCTCACACAGATAGTCGATATAGCGGATAATCTCGTCACGCTGTTGGTTAGATATTGCAATCATTTTCGCTCTGTTTTACGGGTTATTTCAACAGGAAGCGTCGAGCCCCTGTAACGGTCTTTGTAAACTCTCTCGCAAGGTCAGGATGTGCGGCTTGAAAAGCCTTTGCGTCGAACTTCTCACTGTCTTTCGGGGCTTTCCAAGTAGCGATTGTCTGTCCCCCGTAGCTGATAGCCTCTGCGTCACCGAAACCGAGCTTAATGCGTCCCTCCAATTCCTCTTTGCGTTCTTCGAGGCGGGAGAGTTCTTCTTTTACCCCTTTCAGTTGATTGTAGGCTTCAAAGATTTCCTCCGTCACTTCGAGAACCTTGCCCGCTGTGTGGCGGTTGTATTTCAGGAGAACGTCCTGTACGGAAACGGCTGACGGCTCTTGCTTCCCGAGGATATTGTCAGTCCAAAATCGCTCAACCTCCTCAACGAGCCAAGCGTAGAAGTCTGGAACGAGCATAAGGTCTTTATACCCGAACTCCCTGCCCTGTGTGAGCCAAGCGATACTGCCCTGTGTGAGTTCCGCTCCTCCGAGCTGATACTGAACCTGACAGAACCAATGCTTCGGGAGGTCGTCCCCGTCAATGGCTTTCTGTGTTGTCTTACACTCCAAAATGCCCTTGTTTTGGTCGTTGTGCTTCATACCCTCCAACCAATATGTACGGTCGGGAGAAACCTGTATAAACTGT